TGGGTTGATCGCGGAGTAGTTCTTGTCTTGCTGCTTTATATTTTTTGCTGTCGTATTCGGTGAGTGGGCGTGCCATGGTTTTAATACCTGCTAGCGCGCGCTGTCGCGCTTGCTCTCAATTTGCTGTGAGTGTGTTGCATGTCGGGCTCGAGTCTGTTGAGTTTGTTTTCGGTATGTCATCTGTAAGCGTAATGCAAGACAGAGTGATGATGCTCTACCCATCGGGCTGCCTCAATCCGATTACCTTGCACATCTAGTCGATTATGTTTACGACTCGCTTCAACGCTTTGCACATTGCCTTTCGTGTAGCAGGTTTTGTGCGCGTTGATCTAACTGCGTTACCGCAGATCATCCAACCGCGAAGCGACTCGCTTAGGTCTATGAGTTGTTTAGTTCGGCTGCCATTACAAGGCGACCTATGTATTCAGCTACTTGTGGTACTACTGCATTACCTAATCCTCTAAGTCTGTCCACCCGAGAGGGAATCCCATCAGCCACTCGACCCACACTGGGTTCAACTTCCCACCAACCACACTCACTAGAGGCGGCTGCTGACCGCCCTTCTTGTTTTTCTTTCGTGGTGGCAAGGGATTGCCTGAATCCATTGTCGTCGGCGTAGGCCATTTTGCTACTGCTTCGATCAATCTGCCTTTGTACGGTGTCCCATTGTCTAGGCGTTTTCTGACTGTAGATATGTCCTCGCTCATTCCCGAACTTGCTATTGGGGTAGGCCACGATGATAATGCGTTCGCGTCGATGGGGCGCACCCACTCCGGCTGCTGATACAACACGCCACTCCGCGTCGTACCCGATTTCGGCAAGCTCTCCAATGACTTGTAATCCCCCCATAGAGAGATGTCCTCTGACATTCTCCAGGACTGCGTACTTTGGTTGTAGTGCGCTAATGGCATCTCTGACCCAAGGCCACAAGTGTCGAGGATCGTCTGTGCCTTTTCTGTTGCCTGCAACGCTGAAAGGCTGACAAGGGTATCCACCGCAAATAATGTCAGGTCGCTTAACTGTTTCCCAGTTGATGTCTTTGATGTTTCCATGGTTAATTACCTCGGGCCAATGTTTTTTAAGAACTTTGTTGCAGTAGGGGTCTATTTCGGATTGCCATATTACTTTCATGCCGGCGCGCTCTAGCCCTAGGTCTAATCCACCTATTCCCGAGAATAATGAGCCGACAGTAAGTGTCACTTTTTATCTGACCATGCCATGAGAGCTGCACATAGCATCGTGAGAGCTAACGCGAGCCAAACTGTGCGACTCATGCTTTCATCCTTTCAATTACCTTTGAGCACTGTCCCGATGACAAGGTCTCTACAACTACATCATCTACGCCGAGAGTTTTGTGAATGAACTCGAGCAGCTGGAAGTCGTCCCATGCTTTACCGCGCGCAAGCGATTTCAAGAAGCCGATCTGCTTAGGTGTAGCACCTCCAAAGGTGTCAGGTGCAGGCGTGCTGTTTACGCGGTTTACTTTCTCCATTTCGGTAGATGATGCGCGCTCTCCAGTGTGACCAAGTGGGCCGTTACTAATGGCGCGCCCGATCGCTGATGTCTCGCAATTTTCTAGGAACGATGTTTTGTTTACTGGAGAGTTTCCCATAACTTCTTCTGCCCAGCCGTGAGCAATGATGCGTCCTTCGTTATCAAAGGTCTCGCATCTAAATATGACCGTAGACGCGTCGTAGTGCATCATGGTCGTCACTACCTGTCCAAGTGGGTAGGCAGTCCAGAAGCGCTCTAGGCGCTGTGCAACGGTCTCATAGAGCGATAGGTCAAAGTGTGCCATTAGTGCGCCTTCCAGACGATCGCCATGTTGCCAGCCAAGGTAGGTCGCTCTAATTCTGTGGCGTAGACAAACTTGTCTTTGACTAAGGATCCTCGAGTCGGTCTGACCGTGTTCCCTGATATACCCAGTGCGCGCTCAATCTCTTCATCTGTCGCGCCGCCTGTCTGTTTCAGGTACTCATAGACGCGTCGACGCTTTGATCCCGATTTAGGCAGCGCGTTGAGAGCTGCAAGAGCCGAGGTCGGTTTTGCTGATGGTGAGATGATGACCGTGTTTCGGTCAATAGCAATGTCTTCTCGGTATTGACCGAGTCCGCGTGATGGTGCGAAGAGCTGTAGGTCGTTCATTTGATCGGCTTCACTTTCTTGCATGCTTTGAGGTCTGGGTGACTCCAAAGTATTTTGGTCGGGTTAGTGGCGTGCGGTGTTCCGTGCATTTCTAATCCACACTTTTTACAAACTATTTTGAGCATGTCAAGATCACATTGATCGCGGCTCGAATTACTGAAGCATTAAAACGCGCTTGCTCTCCGCCTGCTTCCATGCTTGCGTCGTACATGATCGCCAGCTCATCAAGAAGAATTGAGTGATCGTGCTTTGGTGGTGCAATGTGATTTGGGCGCACGATTTCATCAATCATGTTGCTCATCACTTTGCCTATTTTGTCGCTGTAAGTTTCGGGATACATTCGTCGGGTCTCCTCTGTGATTCCTGTTTCGGGATATTGCTCTTCGGTCACTTCGGAAGGTTCCAAGGCGACCAATTAGAATTATGCCATATTGCAAGTGCTGCGATGAGGTTTACGCGTGGATCAAATAGTTCGTCGCACACTTGGAGTATTCCTTTCGCTTGTAGCCAGCCTTGGGGCCAGTATGCCGAAGGGGTGCACCAGAATCCGTTGATCTGCATCAGACCGTATGAGCCGCCTGCCGTGTCGTAGGGGTTGAAGGCGTCTGCTTGACAATTTGACTCACGCTTTAAGACGCGCATCAAGGTCGGTGTTTCCGATTCAGACCAGCCGACACTTAAAGCAAGATTAAGAGCTCCAGCACAAGCCGTAACTGGGGTAGTGCTCGAGGTCGTGCTTGAGGTCGTAGTCGGAAGTGCAGCTAGTGGAATTGTCACATAACTTGTCTGCGCGCTGGCTTCTAGCATGCCCTGAGAAGGCTTAGAAGCGTCCCAGAGAAGCGTAAAGCACGCTAAGCCACATATAGCCCATGCAAAGATTTTGATCATTGATTCGCTCATTGTTGAAAGTCCAATTCTGTAGGTACGCCCCAAGAGTCGCCTGCCAAGGTTCGGAAAGCGATCTGTGCGCGAATGATTTTGTGGGTGTCTTCGTGTCGAAAGATCTGGACAAGGATCTCTTGTCCGTTGTCTAAATTGCATCGCCCAACTTCGTAGATGAAGACTTTGGGCTCGGTCATAATTTTACTCCTATCGTCGGTACTTCGACCATAGAGGATCAGTGTGCGCTATTGGGGGATTTCGGCGAACACTCTCTGAAAGGCTTGTTTGACAAGGGCTGGAGAGTCTGCCATAGCAGGAGAGATCTCTACATGAAGCCAGTCGCCTCCGGGTGCGCCGTGGATGGTTGGCTTGGAGTATTTGCTCCATGCTTGGCGAGTGCATTGCCAGCCGCGTCCGTAGGGCTTGAGTAGGTAGTCAAGGATGCACTCAAGTCCAAGCGCGTTTGCGTTGGCGGTAACTATGTTAAAGAAGTCCATTGTGCCTTTGCGATTAGCGGTTGGGTGTTGCTCTGACTTGCGATATGAAAGATCTACCGCGCGCCCTGTGGCATGCACCGACAAGTTTGTTGATCCGCGCATGTCGCGTATTCCCCAAGATCCATTATTCCAGAAGGCTCCGTCGCCATATTTAATTGCTTGCCTGATCCATTCGTCCATTCCTGCGCGCGGCCCAGCTGCGGCACCGTCCGAGTTACCTGTGTACGGTCTTGAGTTCGGAACTGCTGGGTTTGCTGGAATTACGCTCATGGCGCTACAGGTTCAGCAGGCTTTCGCTTAAGTCCGTTAGCGGCAACAAGTCCAGAAAGTGTGCCAGTCATAAAGACAGTAAGCGTTGAAAGTAGATCTATAAATTGGGCGTCATTCGGCGATTGCTCAAGCGGCTGGGTTACAAAAAGCAGACCATAAACAAAGCCGATGACGGTAAGGGCAAAAGTGACCGCAATTGTGCAGCCTACAAAAACGATCATGCGCGCGTGAAGATGCTCAATCTCTGCTCTTTGCTTATCCATTGCTTACCCTTTCACATTGTTGAATATTGGAGCATCGTGTAAGCGCGCTGTTGCGTACTTTGACTCCAGAGTTTGTTCGTGTTGTTTCGCAAGCGGTCAGGACAAGTGCAAACATAACGCTAGCCAAGATGTAGCGCGGCTTCATAAAACATCATCAGCTGAATGGGTCTGGAATCATTTGTCGTTCAATAAATGCTTCGTATTCGGCTGGAGTCATAGGTCGCACTACACCGTCTATTTGAATAAACACTGAGTCGTGTGGGTACATTGCTACCGCTTCTGCGTGTGTCATTTTTATGCCTTTGCGTATCCGTAGACGGCAATAGTGCCGCCTGTGACCGTGCCTGTTTCAACTATTACTGTAAAACCTGTGTACGAGGTTGAGTCATTTAAGAATCCGCCAGTAATTCTTGTGCGACCTGCGGCTGAATCGTTTACGGTAAAGGTGTATTGCGCGTAAGTGTTTTTAGATAGAAAAGGTTGTTGTAACTCAACATTCATTTGCAGGGTATTGGTCGAACCGCGTCCAGCATTTGAGAAGTTTGCACCATTGGCAAGTCCACCAGCATCGGCAGTACCAGAAAAAAGCGCGCCGCTAAATCCGTAATAATATCCTGTGGTGGTTGAGCCAAGTTGTAGTTGCAGACTGCCATTACCGCTTCCGACGCCGCCACTAATAACAATTTTGTAGGCATCGTAATCCGTGCTAAACGCGCTAGTAACCGCAACGCTTGAAACTGCGGTACCGATTGTCTGTGTTTTAACAAGAACTAAGCCGCCATTGGTTGAGGCAAAACTTAGGTTGGCATTAAGCGACGCGGCGGTGAGTACCTGTCCAGCGGTGTAAGTCGTTAGTGGCATGTTTCTATCCTAGGACATTGTCTTCGTCGAGTGTGCCATATACAGCATCGTTTAAGATCAGCTCATAGACGATTGTGGTTGGCGAAGTAAAGTAGGTGACAGCGTGCCCAGCCGACAAAGTGAGCCTATGCTCGAGTCCTTCAATCGTGAGGTCTTGGGCAAACTGGGTTGGGCCTGCCGAAGTAATGATTGACTTTTGGATGTTGATTAGGTCGCCGACATCAAGGAGCGCCAAAGTGTCTTGGTCTAGTGCAGGTGTGCCGGGGAATTCTGTGCCTAAAAAGTTGAAACGCGGCTCTGGGTTAGCACTGATGAGATATTCGGCAAGTGTCAAAGCTGCGGCGTCATTGTGGACAAGTGAGTCCGTTATTGAGCGCGTCTGAATTAAATACAGCGCTTGAGATGCGAGGTCTTCGGCGACCTCTGGCGATGATGCTCCAGCGTGCTGAATAGATGCACGATTGATTACCGTGTCTGCTTGGAAAGATATGTCAATTGCGCTGTAGCCGATCTGGGTACCGTCATCATGGAACTCGGCGACAGGGACTCCCAGCGTCGTTCCGATGCGCTTCTGAAAGGTAATAGTGCCTTCTCGATCTACAAAGATTCTGCCTTGCTCGGCTTCATTGATTTTGTTGGCGTACCCTGCGACCGATGTACCGTTTGCGACTGTCCAAGCGGCTGCTCCGCCAAGGGTCGCCACGCCTGTCTCAATGCTCCGTGAGCCTGTGTAAGCGACTTCTGGTAGGTCTAGAAGGGCATTAAAACGCGCGCTTGAGAGCTGCTCTGTGACATTCCATTCGGCAAGAAAGGTCTGCCCCAGCTGGTAGGAGAAGTCCGCGCAATTGACGGTCACTGTGTCAAGTCCGCCGAGCGTGAAGGTGTAGTCGTAATTGACTATGTAGCCCACCCACAAATACTTTTTTACATTCAGCGAGTCATAGCGTGAAAAGCGGACTTGTCGAAGCGGTGCAAGCCCCGGCTGATTGTTCGCTGGATCGTAATATGGCGAAGTCGTGTCAAAAGGGTTAAACACTCCGTCCGCGTAAGTGTCGTTCAATGTAAAACTCATCGTCCCATAGGCAAATTGGTCGCCTGTGTTTTGGCGTCCGCGTTTTGCTGTGAGTCCGATTGTGCCGTCCATGACTGACGCATATTGGCTTACGCCATTTAGCACATATTCTGTGTTATTTAGTTCGCCTTTAAGATCGTCGTCCAATGTGAAAGCGTCCCACATGTACCCTGTGTCAATCTCGAGGTCGTAATTACCTGACCCAATTACCGCTACGCCAGCCATTAGGCGACCGCTATGTTCGCTGGGCCGTTCTGCCTATTGAACGCTCTGATCGCGTTTACGACAGCTGTGCCGATCTCCGCGCTTGAGCCAAGACCGCCAGTGATGTTGATCGTATAGTTGCCCATTCCACCACCGCGTCCAGATAGTGGGATGACCGCTTCAGGGCCGCGCTCGCCGATCATTGCAAGCGTGGGCCCTGTCACGATTCCACCGTCCGCGAGCATGGGAATATTCGGAACGGAGAAACCTTTCCCACCAAGTGCTGGAACCCACGAAGGAATCTCAAAAGAAAGTTTTCCGACTGTGTTGTTCCAAAGTTTGGCAATGCCATTAAAGAGTGATTTGTAGATGTTGAAGATTGCGCTGAAGTAAGTTGTCAGTCCGTCAAAGACCGCTTTACCGCCTGCGAGCATTGCATCAAAGACGGTGTCAACGATTTTTCGGACAGTCTCAAACTTGAAGTAGAGCGCGGTCAGGATCGCTATAAACGCGACGATCGCCAAGATGACCAAGGTGACAGGGTTGGCAAGTAGGAGCGCGTTAAACACTGCTACGACGCCGTTCACGATCATTTGTGCGGCGGCGTAAACTTTCATGGCGGCATTGAGAGCCAAGATTGTTAATGCGATCCCACCGATCGCGCCTGCAACAATGAGGAAGACTTTTGTGTGTTCTTGTGCCCACGCGCCAAAGGCGATCAGGTACGGAAGTAGTGCCTCGACGACTGGGATCAACGCCGCGCCGATTGACTCTTTAGTCTCTGCAAGGGCAATTCCTAGACGCTTCATTCCGCCTTCGGCAGTCGCGGCAGCTGCGGCAGAAGCCCCACCGAACGACCCACCAAGGACATCCATGACATCTTGAAGCGATGCACCGTCTTTGATCATTGCTTTAATCTCTGGACTTAATGCGGCAAGTCCTTTCATGTTTCCGCCGTAAGCCTTCGCAAGAGCATCCGAGACAGTCGCAAGGTCTTTCCCTGATCCTGCGGAAATGTCTTGTGCAAGTGAAAGCGCGTCGGTCGCTGTAGCAATATCTTTAGTACCGCGCACAAGTGTCGCCAATGCCGGGCGAAGTTCAGAGTCCGCTACGCCTGACGCAAGACTCATCTTTGAGATCATGTCCTCGGATGCTTTGACTTGTGCATCAGTCGCGCCAGTGACATTCTCAAGCGCAAGCGCAAGCTGTACCTGCTCGGCTTGATCTTCCATTGCCGCTTTGGTTGCACCGACTAGGGCAACTCCTAATCCTGCGACAGCGGCGGCGGCTGGTAGCGCGGCTTTCTTGATAGCAAATTGAGCCTTCTTGGACGCGCCTTCAAGCGACTGGAACTCTTTGATTGCCTTTTGTGTGCCCTTGGCATCAAACTCGGAAATAATTGGGATGTTTACTGATGCCATTACTCGACCACATTCCGATCAACTTTGTCCATGACAGTCTCAACTATTCGCCGCATCTCTGACTCGACTGTGCCTTGGTTCTTCTCCATTGCTTTCCACATTACTCTTGATCGCATGCCGTAGCGCGCCGAGAGTGCACTGCCAAGTCTGCCGTTTGCAGCCATGTCGAAGAGTGTTCCAGTAGAGCCCGAATAGATGATGTTGAAGACGCCAACATTGCGGATCTGTCCACGAAACTCCGAGACCTTTTTAGTGTTGATTTTTGCGGAGATCTTTTGCTTGCGTCCAGCATCCCAAGGAAGCATCTTGAAGCCCGAAGGCGTAGTCCATTTGCGACCCATACCAGACAGAGGGACAGTGTTAGGGATCAGCGCAAGAGCGTCATTGATGACAGGCTTTGCGACATTGCGGAAGTCTTTTGCAATTTGGTTACGAAGCCCGGGCTCAACGGAGTTCAGCTGCTTTATAGCATCCTTTAGACCGTAGATCTCGATCTTTGTGTTGAGTCCGTCAGCCATGTCACCTCTTTTTGTTTTGTTTTTCTAGCACTGCGACAATGGTAGTTAGATCTCGCGTGTCGAAGGTGTCAGCGTAGAAAGTGGGAGCCCACCCTGTCGCGACTACAAGTTCGGCGAGTTGTCGCCTGTAGCCGCGTCCGTAGGGTTTACATCAGTTGCATCCTCTACGCCGATCTCGACATCTGGGTTCGCTTTAAGCCATTCGCGCCAAGTAGCAGGAAGTGTTTCTCCTTTGATCCCGAGCATGATGTACGCCCAGCAAGCCATGTCTGATGCACCGATACCGCGACCGTCAGAGACTCGACGATTCTCTAAGCGTTCCCATTCAGCGATCGCAAAAAGGTTTGTAATGAGTGTTTCTTTTTTGTCTCCGCGTGTAAGCGTGAGTTTGATCTTCACTTTGTTTCCTTTCGTCGGGCCAAGGAAGGCCGAAGGTTATGGAGTTACATCCACACTGTAGACACCGCCCATGGTCGTTATGTCCACGGACTGGAGCTCTCCAAGCGATGCCGAAATTACAGGTAATGATTCGAGATAAGTATTTGTCAGGGTAAACGCAGGATTCGTAGCGCCGTCTGCGGCTGTAGTTGGCTTGACCGTGACATTAAACTTTGTGCCGACAAGTGGAGCAAGTGTGGCGTAGGTGGCACTTGCTTCGTAGCTCAAAAACAAAGTTACGGTTAATTCATTATCTTCAAGGCCTGCGGTAAAAGTGTTGGCTGTGTTTCCGAAGACCGTGTCATTTAACGCGGTGACAGTTTTGGTCAAAACTGCGCTTGTGCACCAGCCCGAAAGATCAACTGCGCCAAACTTGACTTGCGGATTTGAGAGGATTGTGGAAGTTGCCATGTGAGTTACTCCTTGGAAGTGTTGGATTTAGTTTGACACATAATGAGACCGAGAGTGTGGATTAGGCAGTCTGCACGACAGTTGAAACCGACAGCTCATAAGCAGGAAGCGTCGAGCCCCCGATATCTAGGTTCGTGGGGCGTCCAGATACCACGCCGATATTGAGCGCGTAGATCTGGGCAAGGATATTGAGCAGACTCTTTTGGGCGTCTAGGTTGCCCGGGCCTAGCGTGATGATCTGTAAAGTGAAGTTCAGTTTCGCGACATTGTAGTTGTAGCCGTCTATTGAGTCGATGTTTACAAAGACGGAAGGCGGCGTGATATTGCGCGGATCATTATTGACCTGTAGCCCGACGACCGTTGAGAGCTTCGCTACGAGATCGTCGTAGCCTTCGTTAAAAAGATCCGTGTAGTTAGGTACAGCCATTAGGCAACCTGCGGACGATCAATCCCCAAGAGCTGGCGGATCATTCCGTTTAGACCCATAACGGGGGTTACTCCCATGTTTTGGAAAGAAGCAAACTGATCAATAGATCCGCGCTGACGGTACAAAGACCCACCGTACATCTGGGTTCCCAACAAAACATCTTGCGAAGGAACAGTGGTCAAAGAGTCAATGTAGCCTGCTTCCATTCTGCGACGCCAAGCAAACTGACTGCATGCCGAAGCACAGATCGTCAAAAAAGCGGCGTCAGCTGCGGTCGCTGTACCAATACCAAGCCAGTCCTCAAGCATTGCGGCAGTGACCCAAGTGCAAGTTTGGGTAATTGTCAGCGTTCCAGAAGCGGCAGTCCGAGCGACATCGGCAGCGGTCTTCGCGTAGAGCACCTGATTTGGAATGGTGACAAGCGGATCAAAGAGAAGATCACCTTCATCGTCCACGCCCATAAACGCATACTGCGGCAGAGCATAGACAATGTAAGTTCCGTTGAAAGTCGCATCGACATTCGTGATGACAACACTTGCGCCAACTTCAATCTCGGCTTCAGTAAGAAGCTGTAAGACTGCGTAGTTGTCGGTGAGTTGTTTGTGTGTGACCGTGTAGGCAGCCATAATCTTGGCTTACCTTTCGGATCAGGCGACTACTGCGGCTTTGACAAACTTGCTTGAATCAATCATCAAAGTCGCAAGATACCCTCTGAAGGCGATAGTCCTAGAAAGGGTAGAAGGTACATCTACGCTAATTGCGCCCTTCATTTGCTCGAAGATCTCGTAGCCCGAAGCATCGCCGACGATGAGCGTGTCTGCTGCAAAGTTGCGATCAACAACAACCTGCAAGCCGAATGCAACACCGTTTACTTGTCCCGGTGCAAGATTACCAAATGCGTTCATTGGGCCAATCTGTGGAAACAACGGACGCTTTGACGAATCGCTCAAGCCGAGCAAAAATCCCCACCATTCAGGGTTTACAAAAATATGAGTTGGAAGGTTGCCGTTGCTTGATGACAAAATTGTTTGTGCTGCACCAGAGATCCATGCTGACCAGTAAGAAGGATCTAACACAGATGCGGCCGAGAAGTTGCGAGTAACTGTTGTACCTGTCTTCAAGTTGTCTGCTGCGACATTGTCTGTTTCGTTTGCGTAAATACGACCCATGTCATCGAGTACGAGACCGATGATCTCTGGCGTACTCCAGTCAATTGATTGTTCGGACAAGGTCACATATCCACCGTATGTACCTTTTGTAACTTGGTTGTCTGTCACGACATAAGTGCCTTGTGTAAGTGCAGTGTTTTCGGTTGCTTGGTTGCCGATTGAAGTGTGTGTTGTTACTTCTGGACGAATGAAAACTTTGCCGCCTTGTGGCATTGCTTTTGCGCCAATTGCGTCAATGACTGGACGACGACCGATGAAGTTGTTGTAGACAGGTTGAACGATTGGCAGTGGAAGTACGCCGGGGATGTCTGTTGTAATGACATTTGGTGCAGCTGCTTGAATGCCTTCGCTCATTGCGCGCCATTGATCTCCACCAACCATAAATGCTGAAATATATTCGGCGGCTGTTGGCATCTTGAACTCGCGCTTTGCGGTTGCAAAGATTGCTTGAGTTGCTTTTGATGCTTCGATGACTGCTGGGGCTTCGACTGTTTCGTTCATGGTTTCTGTCTCCTGTTGAGGTGCTTCTTGAATAGTAGTAACTTCTTCTTCTTCGGGGGTGGATGCTGCGACTTGTTGGATTGGTGCGTCAAAGGCTCCTCGAGCGACGAGGGATAGTTCGCTCCAAGATGCCGAGGTGACGATCATTGTTCCTTCTTTGTCGTACTTGAACTTGATTGGTTCTACGCCAACCGATACTTCTGGAAGGGCTCCGTCAGCTGCAAGAATTAGGGCTTCATCTCCGTCGCGAGTGTTGGATACTTTCGCCACGAAAAGCATGCCTTCAGGGGTTTCTAAACGCTCGGTAACTGTGCCGATGACCTTGCTTGAATCGTGGTACATCTGGAGAGTCGGTGCGCGTCCGTCCACTGGAAGTGAGCCGGGTGCAAAAGCGACCATCGTTCCGTCGCTTACTTTTGCTGGAGTGTTGTATCTGACCGCAATGCCCGAGATCGTGCGTCGTGGTGATTCGCCTTCGGCGGCGTCAATCGTAAAAGATTCTGTAGTGAGTCTGATCATGGTTGGATCCTAGTTTTCTATAAGTGCGTCTTGTGGGATGTCGGTTTCGTTCATTCGGTCTTCTGGCATGTCGCCGCCCATGTAAGCCTCTGCCAAGAAGTCGTCTGTGTCAAAGCAGACATAGGTTCCGTGAGGGAGCACATTGTCG